AAAAAGCACGTCAAATCTGCGCAAAGCCAGAAGACTTTCAGTCGCGCTAAAAGGAGAAAGACCATGACCACCATCATTTCAAAAAATGAACAAAACATGAAAGAGTTGTACGCGAAAGCGTTTACGCTCAAAGACGGCGATATGCTGCTGACGGCATCCCCGTCTGAAATAGACGAAGCTGGCGAATGGATGGGGATCAATGGGGTGTCTGGCGTTTATTTCGATCCAGAAAGCCCAATTGAAAAGTATAGTGATTTTATGTTTGTGTTGATTGGCCCGGAAATGTCTGCCATTCGCCTGTATAACTGAAAGGAGAAAGACCATGTTTGAAAATACAGGATTTCAATTCGATGCGCAACACCGCATCGAAGCGGGCGAAGACCCGCAGGCACTGGTTCATATTACCGGCAACCGTGAGCTGTCCAGCAGTATCACGCTGGAGCAGTATCAGCGTGGGGGTTACACCAGCACCTACAAGACGCTGGTTGAAGTTGCCACTTCCGGTTGCTGGAACCGGATTGACTGGGGGGATGAATAATGAGTAGGCGCTACTTGAAACACGGTACGAAGCTGACGATACATATCGTCGGCAATGTGGGGCCGAGTGGCACACTGTTTGATGTTATCCCTGACGCGACGGCGACGGCGAGTTACAGTGGCAACAACCCTGAAAGTATTTGGGAGGGGGTTGGAAGTATGACAAATTATGGCGTGACGTATGATGTGTTCGTCGAGGCGGAAACAGGTCGCCTTTGGTTTGATAACGATAACGGGTATTAAGTTGAAGCCAATGAATAAGCCCGAAAACAAACGCGGTGGCGCGCGAAAAAACGCTGGTCTAGCGCCAGACGCTGATGGTGAAAAGCTGAAGCCCTATCGCTTAACGCTAGACCACGACACGAGTTGCCTGTTTCGTACAGTCGGGATGGGCAATATGTCCCGAGGCGCGCGAGTAGTTGCGCGTGTTTTCGCTGCAACAAATACCACAAAAGATAAAAACGTGGTATAACGACACCAAGGGGCGAACTCCGTCCTCAATCTAACCGCCTGTTGTTTGGGCGGTTTTTTTACGTCTGGTGGAAAGGGAAATGGCTAAAAAGGACATTGATTGGGAGGCAATTGAACGTGAATATCGCATAGGTATTCGATCAACTAGAGATTTAGCTGCGGAATTCGGCGTGTCTCATGTGACGATTCACAATAGAGCTCAACAAGAATCGTGGGATCGCGACCTAGCGGCTAGGATCAAGGTCAAAGCTGAGGCAAAAATTAACAGAGCCGCAGTTAACACGGAAATTAACAGTGTTAATAAAGCAGCCGAACGCGAGATCATCGAAGCTAATTCAGAGATGCAATCTCGCTTCATCCTGGAATCGCGCGCTGACATTGCAAAGCATCAAGAGATCACGACCAGGCTGCTCGAAGAGCTTGAAGCGTATGGCGATGAACTCGGGAAAAAAGCACAAATAAACAAAATGTTGGCTGAGACTCGCAAGACATTGATTGCATTGCAGCGCGAGGCTCTCGGTATTGACTCAATGCGCACAATTGAAAGCGACGACATGAATATTAGCGTGAGTTTTGTTTCGCCATGAATGCCCAATTCCCCGGCAAACTGAAATTTCTATTCGACCCGGCGAGATATAAAGTTGCGTATGGCGGCAGGGGAAGCGGGAAATCTTGGGGGTTTGCGCGTGCATTGCTTATCTTAGGCGCAAAGAAAAAAACGCGCATTCTCTGCACGCGTGAAGTGCAGAAATCAATCAAGGACTCGGTTCATAAGCTACTGAGTGATCAAATCAAGGCGCTAGGTTTAGAACGGCATTACCAGATTCTGGAAACGCAGATTAGGGGCAAGAATGGCACTGAGATATTTTTCTCCGGCCTATCGAATCAGACTGCGGATTCCATCAAGTCGTTTGAGTCGGTCAACATTTGTTGGGTTGAGGAAGCGCAAACAGTCTCGAAAAAATCATGGGATGTGTTGCGGCCAACGATTCGCGCGGATGAATCAGAGATTTGGGTGACGTTTAATCCTGACCTGGAAACCGACCCGACGTATGAGGCATTCGTGACGAACCAGCCGGCAGACTGCGTGACGGTCGAAATGAATTGGCACGACAACCCTTGGTTCACCCGAGTACTGGAAGCTGAACGGATTGAATGCTTGGAGAAGCAGCCTAAAGATTACCCAACAATCTGGGAAGGTAAGTGTCGTCCCGCAGTGCAAGGCGCTATCTACTACGACGAGATCGTTACAGCGGTGTCTGAGTCGAGAATTCGTAGCGTGCCGATTAACCCGACGATTCCAGTGCATAGAGTTTGGGATTTAGGGTACAACGATCTAATGTCGATCATTCTCACGCAACGCATTGCGTCGGAGATTGCAATCGTTGGCTACATCACCGGCCAGCGCAGAATTTTGAGTGATTACATCGCGGAGATGAAGAATTCACCGAGGTATTCAGGCTGTATGTTTGGCACTGATTACCTGCCGCACGATGGATTCGCGACACGACACCAAACTGGCCGCACTGACGCCGATGTTCTGCGCGGACTAGGTTGCACGGTTGAAGAAACGCCGCATCAAACAGTGGAGCAGGGTATTAGGCAAGCGCGGCTGATGTTCCCAAGGGTTTATATCGACGCTGAGGCGACACAAAGCGACAACGAAGATATGCCAGGGCTGGTGGAATGCCTTAAACGCTATCGTAGGCACATCAATGCGCAAACATTGACAGCAGGCGCACCGGTGCATGATGTTCACAGCAACGGCGCGGATGCGTTTCGGTATCTGGCGCTGGTCGCAGATTCGATGCCTAGCAGTCTAAACCCTCACATGAATCACGCGGTATTCTCCGGCACAAGTTATCTAGGCAGAGCACCCGCAACGTCAGCAGGTTACTAAGGAAAAAAAATGAACACTATCGACCAAGATCAAGAGCAGTACCTCGTTGCCGCGAAAGAGATGTTTGCTGGCAACATGACGCCGATGAGCAATCCACTTTTTAATATCGGCGCGGATTTGCTGAGTGAATTCAACGAAGCGGATATGATGCGGCGTGAGAAGGAGCTTCGCTGGCTGACTGACTTGCGTCAGTACAAAGGCATCTACGAGCCGGAAGAAGAAGCAAAAATGAAAGGCTCAAAGGCTTTCATGCGCAAGACTCGGGTAAAAGTGGAGAGCGTGGACGCTAGGATGATGGACTTGTTGTTTCCAGCGAACAGAGAGCGAAACTTTGACATTGAAGCGACGCCAGAACCTTCGATTGCTCCCGAAATTCACGCTTCGCTGGTCAAACAGATTGCAGCGTTGACCGGCGCTGAACCATCGCCAGACCAACTCAAAACCGGCATTCGCGAGTACGTCGCTGAATGCGCAAAGAAAATGGCGTCACGCATTGACGACCAACTTACTGAAGCTAAATACCGCAACATCTCGCGCGAAGTCATGCACAGTGGACACGTTTACGGCACTGGTATTCTGAAAGGGCCGCTAGTCGAGCGCAGACAACGGATTCGCTATGTCTGGGAGAATGGCGCGTATCAGCAAAAAACTGAAGCGTTCGCTGCTCCGTTTATCTCGCATGTGCCGGTATGGCGTTGGTATCCCGACATGACAGTGACTGAGCTAAGCGATTGCCGCTATGTCTGGGAGCATCACCGTCTTGGCCGCTCTGGTCTCGCTGAACTTGCAACGCGCAAGTCGTTCGATGGCGTGTCGATTCGTTCGTACATCGACACTAATCCAGACGGCGCGATCAAGATCATGAACTACGAGCATGAGCTGCGTGGCTTGAAGGACGAGAATTCAACGACGCTGGTGCATAACCGGTCAGGGCAATATGACGTGCTTGAGCGCACCGGCTGGTTGACTGGCGAACTGCTCAAGTCATGCGGTGTTGAGATTCCGGCAGAAAGATTGCATGAAGCGTTTTTCAGCAACATTTGGATTCTCCCTGATGGGCAGGTGATCAAGGCGATTCTCTCGCCGATTGAAGGCCAGCAGTGGCCGTATCATCTATATTACCTAGAGAAAGACGAGACAAGCATATTCGGTGATGGGCTGCCCGCAATCATGCGCGACGATCAGAAAATGCTGAATGCGGTTGCACGGATGATTTTAGACAACGCGGCGATGACGACAATCCCGCAATTTGAGGTTTTCGCTACCGCGTTTCCACCCGGAACTGATCTCGTGACGATGTATCCCGGCAAAATCTGGCCGCGCGTTGGCGGGGACTTCAGTTCACCGGCTATCCGTTCGCTGAACTTTGACAGCAACCTTGAAGACTTGCTGCCGATACTGAATCTGTTTGACGCGAACGCAGATGAAACCACGGCGATTCCTAAATTCACGTATGGCGACAATCCCGGTAATGGCGCTGCTGCGACCATGGGCGGTCTCTCAATGTTGATGGCGCAAGCTAACATCGCACTGAAAGACATGATCGTCTCGTTTGATGAGGGCGTGACCAAACCGTTTATCGAACAGTTATATCGTTGGAACATGAAGTTTTCAGCAGATAACACGATTAAGGGCGACTACGACGTAAAAGCGCGTGGTGCGTCTTCTTTGGTAGCCAAAGAAGTGCGGGCGAATACGTTGGCGCAATTCGGCGCAATGCTGCAACCGGAGGAACGACCATTCATCAAGTGGGACTCGCTTGTACGGCAAAAAGCGGATGCGTCTGATCTCACCGACCTAATCAAAACTGAGCAAGAAGCCCAACAGGCAATGGAAGACCCGATGGTTCAGCAGCAACAGCAAATGGCGATGATGCAAGCTGAACTCAATCTAGCAATCATGCGCAGCAAGGTAGCCGAACAAGAAGCGCGAGCCAACAAGATCAATGCTGAGACGGTGGCGGCTAAAGTTGAGGCAATCTATGCGGCGATGCAGGCGGCTGGTGTCGCAGCGCAGAACCCAAGTATTGCACCGGCAGGTGACTCGATGCTGAAATCAGCGGGATGGGCTGATGCAACGCCAGAGCAACCCGGTTCTGGTGCGGAATTGGCGCAAGGTGGGGCTGAGCAAATGCCGCAAATACCTCCATCTGCTGTCGAGGGAATGCACGCGGGAATGCAGACGCAGAAAATTGAATAATATTTGAAAATAATTGTTGACACAGCGCGATGTAGTGTGTTTACATCGTGTCCAAGGGGATAACTCCCTCCACAGAACCCAGCCTAGAGCTGGGTTTTTGCGTTTTAGGGCAAAAAAAATGAAACAGATGCACCCGAATCTCGACCCGCAAGCGGCTTCTGTCGCGTGTGAGGCCAAATTGGTGACGGTCAGGGAATTCAAAGGAACAGAGTGCTACGTCGCTTTTGGTGACTGGCTTGACGCGTTGATTGTGCAGCATCAAGTGCAAATGTTGGAGTGCGCTCCAGATCGTATGCCTGCCGTGCGCACACGAATAAAACAGATTGTTGCTCTACGCGATGCGCTTAGCGCAGAAACGTGGTCAACAGGCTACATTTTCGACTAACCCGGCCAAGCCGGACACTTTACAAACCCGCCCTGTGTT